CCCAACACAAACATTATCAAATCAAATACCTGTATCAGCATCAACTAGTTCCCCAACACAAACATTATCAAATCAAATACCTGTATCAGCATCAACTAGTTCCCCAACACAAACATTATCAAATCAAATACCTATATCAGCATCAACTAGTTCCCCAACACAAACATTATCAAATCAAATACCTATATCAGCATCAACTAGTTCCCCAACACAAACATTATCAAATCAAATACCTATATCAGCATCAACTAGTTACCCAATATCTACAGTTATATCACAACCTTTATTATCAAATAATACATCAATAATTATACAATTAAAAAATATTAATAAGACATTATTAAAAATATCTGATCAAATACAACTTTCTTCTTCAAATAATAAATAAACTAAAATATTGAATGAAACTAATAATAATATAAAATTATTAACAGATAGTTTAAATAGACTACAATAGTAAACTATTTATAAAAATATACTAAAATTATCTTAATTAATAAAAAAATTGTAAGTTTAATAGATGATATTAAAAAAATATCCTTAATATGTATTTTTTTAATAATATATATTTTTATAAATTGGACATGTTTATTATTATCAGTTATAATTAGTGTTTATTATAACTTTATTAATAAAAAACTAAAATTGTGCTTCCATATATGTTTATTATTATAATTAGCGCTATCTTAATTATAAAATTAGTTTTTTGTTTATTTTTAATTTATGAGAATTTTGTTAACTTTGTTTATTACACAAATTATTAGTTTTAATAATAATTTTAATTATATAAATTATGATTAAGACCAATAATTGAAGTTCCTTTAAATAAAATTATTGGAAACTTTATTAATCATAATTATTTTGTAATTTTTAAATAAATTGATAATAAATAATAAATGAAACTGATGATAATAAGCATGACCATTAATAAAAAATGATATATAAATATATTGGTAAATATATTTATATATTATATATGGATGACACAACAGAGAACACGCATAAGGTAATATATGAACAAATAACACAAGAAATACAAAATATATTAGTTAATAAACAAATGATAAAAATAAATATAGAAGATATAAATATAAATGATACTATATATATTATATATATGCCATATAGTCAACGGTATATATATTTATTACATCCAAAATATGGAACTGTTATATCTATTGATAATAATAATATAATAATAAAAAATATAAATAATGAAACTGAAAATATGTTACATGATAATATTTCTTATTTTGGTGATTCTTTAGGATATGAATATATTATTTATAAAATTATATAATTTTTTTATCATAAAATAATAAACATATTTACTATTACATTATTAAAATATATATTTATACTTAATTATAATTTATATATAGACTGATAATAAATTAGTCTTATTCATTATATTATAAAAATAGAAACGTATATTATTCTCATTCAATTTATATAAATTATTATAATTATGAAACTATAAATAAGTAATATTTATAATAAAATTACTATGTCAGGATATATTATATATATATGATATATTCAGATCCATATATAAAATCAAAAATAAACTCTAATAAGAATAAATATGATTTTTATTTATTCTTATTTTCAGAGAAATAACGTAGTTTATTTTTTTGAAATTTTTATAATTTTTCTGAAAATAACAATAAATAAATATAGTTTCATATATTTTTTTATAAATTTTACTATATAAAAATAATAATATCTAAATATATATAATATATGGCATATTATGCTTCCGGTGAATATAAAATTACTGAATATTATGAATCTAATCAAGCAACTCCCCGATCGTCAAATAATCAAACATCTAGTAATAGTCGCACATCTAATTCATCCAATTATCAATCTAATCAATCAACCCCTCAATCGTCAAATAATCAAACATCAAGTAATAGTCGTACATCTACTTCATCCAATCGTGAATCCTCACAGTTATCAACTTTAGAGTTGCTTACAGATAGTTTACAACTAATTATAAAAGATCCTAATAATCATATGATGATAGTAGAGTTGGCAAATTATGCTAAGTTACTAGCAAATAGTTATAACACTTTTTCACGTCAGCCTAACACCATTAAAATAATAAATGCAATAAATAAACATATAAGAAATTTAGCTTTAGAAATTAAAACTATTGCAAATAATTCATAATAATTTATTATATCACGTTATTTACATCTTATTGCTATTTTCAGAGAAATTATAAAATATTTTAATTTACAGTTTATAATATTATAATTTATCTAAAAATAATTTTATAATTTTTCTGAAATTTATTTTATAATTTCTCTGAAACCAAGAATAAAACTATATGTTTATTATTATTACTAATAATATAATAATGTGATAGTTATTAGAAAAATTTGTTCATTTATTTTTTGTTCAAGTGCGTTTAAAGAACAAATAATTTATCTGAAAATAACAATAAAATAGATAATATTAATATATTAAACTTATATGTGCATTAATAATTAAAATTCACTTAATATAAATTAGTTTTCTTAATAATAATTATTAATGCAGCTAAATATATATAAAAGAACAAAAAGTTTAATGGAACAGACAAAGATCTGTTTATTTATCATATCTGAAATATATTATTCTTTTAAATTGTTTAAATTTATTAATAGAAACTACATTTATGTTCTATTTACTATCTAGTTTTTAAAATATGTTTTTTATGTTTCATTATTTAAAGCTAGCTTCTAATAACTTAATCATGAGTACAACTATAAGATATGCTTATATCTAATGGATTATTAAATGTAACTGTAATAATAGATATTTTGATTATTATTAGGAAACTTTTTATCATATCAATGTATAACTTATTCTTTATTAATGTAGTATAATAATTTTGATGATTTATTAAGTTTAGATAAATAATTATTTGTAATATTATTATGAATAAATGAAGTTCCATTTAAATATATTATATTTTGATGTTTCATATTAAATTTATATATTGTACACATGAAAAAAAAATAAAAATTTTTAATTTTTGTTAATTATTTTTATTAATGATGATAATAATTATTTTAAAATATATTTTTGGTTATGATGATTAAATAAATATATTAAATAATGCTTTAATAATTTTATTATAATGCTCCATCATAATTATAATAGAATAAAATAAATAAAGCTTGTTTCCTTAAACATATTATTATTTTATAATATATTAATATTTTCAATAAGCTTATAATAAATAATAATCCTAACATATAATAATAAACATGCCCTTATTATAAAATATAAATATAATTAATAAACAACATTCTCATATTTGAGTTATAATTTCAGTATAATATATTTCTGGTATAGATTTAAAATTAATTAATTTAGTATTTAATTCATATTGTTTGTTAGATTGAATATTTTTTTTTAAAAAATTTGATAAATATTCTTCATTTAATAATTTTTTTTTAGATTTGTTAGTTACAATACTAGGTATGCAATCAGATTTATCTCCATATATTATTTTTTTATTTAATTCATGTTTAGCTTCTTCTTCAGTTAAGTTTTTAAATACTTTTGTTTTAAAATCAATAAAGAATACATTAATAGATCCAAGTTGATAAAAATCTTTATCTGCAGATAATATATATATATTTTTATTTTGTCTCATATGTAAACAAATACACGCAATAATATCATCAGCTTCCAGATTATTATGTTGTATACTATTTATATGATTAAATGTATAATAATTGATAATATTTGTACTTTTAATACTTATTATAATATTATATATATGATTAAATACAGAGTTTAAATTATATTTATTACATAAATTTATTCTATTAATTTTATAATTTTCAAATATTTGTTTTCTCCAAACATTATTATTATTAGTTGCATCAAAACAAAAATAAATATTTGTTTCATTAAATAATTGTTTATCAAATAAATCTGTAATAGATTTGAAAAATATTTTTTCTAATTTTGATATAAATATATTATTATCTAACCAATTATAATCTGTTAACGTATTTTTTATGTTATTATAATCTTCTTTATATACTATAGAATACCATTTTAAAGTTGCAAAAAAACGATAAAATATTACATATGATACATCAACTAATATAATTTGTGTATAATTATTCATTATAATAATAATATGAATATAATTTTATATTAATTTTAATAAGAATTATATATTTTAAAAAAATTATTACGTACAGAATCACAATTAGTGCATTCTTCTTTAATATCAATTATTATATACTTTTGAAAATCATAAGGTACGTGATAACGCATTGCTTCAGCTATTAAGGTATTTATTGTGTGTATTGTATTATAACAGATAATTATATCTACATTTAATAAATCTTTAGATAATTTATCTAAAATTATCTCTATCGGGGTAGATGTATTTTTTACATATAAATCTTTATATTTATCATCTACAATAAAATAATTGGGTAAACTAATATAAGTTTTTTCTTTTTCTTTAATATAATTATTATTTTTATAAAATCCTATTTCATAATTTAATAAAACTAATTTTTCATAACAATGTAATTTTTTTTTAGAAACTGGTTTAAATTCATTAATATAAGTATCATTATTAGTACAAACATGTAAAAAACATATTTTTTTTTCCATAATTATATATGTAATATAATTTTAAATATATTTCTGCATTCCACAGTTTAAACATTCAAAATGCGATTTTTTAGAATTATATTTAGTTAATGTAGTAGTAAAATATTTACAACTAGAACAGATAACATATATCATTATATATTTATTTATAATATCATGAATATTTTGAATTTTATAAGATCGTGAATGTATAATTAATCCATCCTCCATATTTACCATCCAATTAATTTCATTATTATTTAATTCATATTTTAAAAAATCTATAAAATGATCTGAATTACGATTTATTGAAGATAAAAATAAATTAGCATTACTCCAAATTATTCTGGTTGGTTCAATTTTTATATTAAATTTTGGTACTTGTAGTTTTTCAAATTTTTTTATGGTAGTTGGTAAATTTGAATTATTTAATAATATATATATTTCATCAACCATTTGTTCAAATTTTAACATTATAATATAAAAATATATTTTTTTAGAGTATTAATTATAAATTTTAAAGTTTTATATATTTTTACTTGATGTAATATATAAAAATATAGTTATTTTATTATTAGTTTAAGAAAAAAAATATTTTTATTTATTCTCGTTTTCAGATAAATTATAAAAAATTTAGACATTTTTTTATAATTTATCTGAAAATAGCAATAATTTATTATAAAATTTTAATTTTTTAGATAGCATTTTAATTTATAAAAAAATATTTATAAAATGACTTAAGTTATTTGGTGAAAACTTTGTTATTTTTTATTTATCTTATAAATATGCAAAATTATTATTTTCATAATTTTTTAAACTATAAATTAAAATATTTTAAAAAGTAGTTTAATTTTGGAAATCTGTATAATTTCTCTGAAAATAACAATAAATAATGGGCCTGTTTATTATTGTCAGTTATAATTAGTGTTTATTATAATCTTATTGAAATAAAAACTATAAATAAATTGTGCTTCTATATATGTTTATTATTATAATTAGTACCATCTTAATTATTAAATTAGTTTTAAATAATATAATAGGGAACTTTATTAATCACAAATATTAAAATTATTATTTTTTAATTTGTAATTTTTAAATAAACTAATAATAAACACGCCCAATTAAAAACTAATAATTTAAATAATAAATAAAAACTATTTTTATAAGAAAGCGCCCAAATTATAAATTATAATAATAAATATATATTGAAAACACAATATAATTATAATAAAAACTAATCATAACATATGATAATAAATATGTTCTATATTAATTATTATTAATATTTTCAATAAAGTTATAAATAAACTATCAACAAATATATAATAATAAACATGTCTATTTATAAATCCATAATTTTTTTGGTTAATAAATAAACAAAGTTTCTAAATTATTATTTATAAATCAAAAATATTTTTTCTAATTAACTAAAATTATTATTTATAAATCTAAAATGAATTTTAATGATTATTAAAATTATAATTTATTATTTATAAATATTAGAAACTTTGTTATCTTATATAATTTTATAAAATTTAAATTAACTTTTTTTGTAAAAGGCACAATCCTTTACAATTTATTATTTAATGATTTTGTTTTTATAAATTTATAAAAATGTTTAATCTTATTTAATTTAACAAAAAGTTAATTAACTTTTTTTGTAAAGGAAAATCCTTTACATTTTTTACGATTTTTAAATAGGTTATAATCATTATTTTTTTAAATATTTATTAAAAATGTTTAATCTTATAGAATTAAAAAAAATTAATAAAAAATATTAATTTGCGTATTAATTATGATTTCTATAAAAATGTAAAGGATTAACGGGGGGCGACAGGTGGGTCAAATTATAAAAAATCTGTGTAAAAAAAATTATTTTTAATTTTGAAAATTATTTTATTTGTGTATAAATAAACAAAGTTCCCAAAATAATTAATTTCTATATGTGGTATCTAAACAAACTATAAATAAATATTTATAGTCTGATAAAAATATATCCTTATTTAATTTATCAAAAAAAATATTTATAAATAAACTTTATTTATTTGATAGAAACTTTGTTAAGTTTAATTATTTTATAAATAATATAAGTTTCTATATTCATGAATTATTATTATTTTCAGAGAAATTATAAAAAATTTAGAAAAATTAAAATAAGTTCCAAAATAATTTGTAAATCTTACATTTATTGCATCTTTAGAGAAATTATTATAATTTCTCTGAAAATAACAATAATTAAATATTTTATTTTTTTTTATAAAGGAATATGTTTATATTATATAAATTATTTTATTATTGTCTTATATAAATTAAACTGATTTAATTTTTTGAAATTAAAAGTAAATAATAATTTATTATTTAGAAATCTAAAATAAGTTTCCGGATTAATTAATTAATAATTACTACTTTAGAAAATTATAAAATATTTTAATTTAAAATAATTAATTTGATAGTAGTTTATGTTATTCTATAATTCCCTAAAAACAAGAATAAATAATTATTTATTATTTAGAATCCTAAATAGTTGTTAATTAACTAATAATATGTTAAGACTGATGAAAAATTATATGAAACTACGTTTATTCATTTATATTTAATTTTGATTCTTATTTAATTTATTAATAAACGAAGTTAACAAAGTTCCCAATTTTTATTATATTATATCTATTAATTTATTTTATAACTTATTATATTCAAAAATAATAATAAATATTTTTAAATAGAGAACTTCATTTATTTTAATTTAAAAAAAAGCTAATCTATTATAGGGGAAGGAAGCAGAGCTTTATTGCATTTTTTCATAAGAATTTATAAAAAAGTATATATAAAAATATTTAAAATTAAACAAAGTTCCCAAATATTTTTATAGATAATTTTTTATAAACTAATTTTAATAATATTGAAGCCGCCGCTATATGAGTAAAACCATGATAATTTTTTATTGTATTATCATTAATAATAATTATAAAGCTTGCTTCCGTTTAAAACATTTTTTTAATTTGGGTATATTTAGTATCGGCAGTTCCATTTGTTGTTTAGTATTGTTTTATTTAAAAAAATGGGAACTTCGTTTATTTTTTAATTTAGGTATGTTTTATATCATCTGTTTGGATTACTGTTTAGTATTTATTGAAAAATAATAAAGGAAGTTAACGAAGTTCCCAATATAAAATAATTATAATAGAATAAAATAAATAAAGCTTGCTTCCTTAAACGTACAATTATTTTATATTGGGAACTTCGTTAACTTCATTTATTATTTTTTATTGGGAACTTTGTTAACTTCATTTATTATTTTTTATTGGGAACTTCGTTAACTTCGTTTATTAATTATTATTATTATTATTTTTCAATAAGGTTAATACTAAACAGTAATCCGAACAGATAATACTAAACACGCCCATAGATAAATTAATTATTTAATTTATTATTATTATTTTACTAAACCATCGAGTTAAAATTTATATTTTGAATAAAAAATAAAAAAATTGATAAATCAATTTTTTAATTTATTATTTTAAAATGTTAATTACCGTAGCCATTTTGGCTCAAGCACTATTTATATAGTGTTAATGGAATCAGTTGTTTTTTTTGGTCACCAGTACCGCCAAATTAATATGCATGTAAATAATCATAATCAATATATTAATAAATCTAATTTTAAAGGTAATCAACCTAATTCATATATGGACTTGAATTATTATGATAAAGGTAAAAATAATTCTAATTATGGCAAAGGATATAGTAAAAATAATATATATAATAATCATTATTCAAATTATAAAGGATACGGAAAATATAATAATAATAATAATAATTTTCATCAAGTTAATAAAGGGTATGAATCTTATCAAATAAATAATAATTATCATCAAACTATTAAAGGATCTAAATCTTACCAGATGAATAATAATATTGATAATCAAACTAGTAAAGGATCAAAACCTTATCAGATGAATAATAAAGGAAAAAGTAGTGATAATAATTATAAAGGTAAAGGTTATGTAAATAATAATCAAACAGAAAAAACTAATATTATACTTAATATATTATTTAAATCTAATATTAAAACTGATAATGAAGATGGTTTTACTACTATATATAAAAATAAAGTATCTGAAAAAGTTCAGGTTTTAATTGAAAAAACACGAATATCAACTAATCAAATATTAATAAAACGTGAACCTGAAAAATATCAATTATCAAAAACAGATATAGAAAAATTATTTAATGGCAGTAGATTAGAATATATACCGCAAATATGTTATAATTATAATAATACAGAAAATTGTAAAACACCAGAATGTAGATTTAGTCATATAAAGTTTTTATATAATGATACTTATATGTCTGTATTTAAATTATTACATTCTAATATTAATATTGATAATAAACAAATTATTGATATATATAATGAATTATTAAATAATATTATTCTAAATTATGAAAAAATTAAAAAAATTAATACTGATAATGGAAAACATATATTACCTAAACCTAAAACATTTAAAGAATTATTATTATTTTTTGGAGAAACAGAAGCTTTTTTATGTAAAAATAATTATAAAGGTATGTTAACATTGAAAGATAATAAAAATAATGAATTATGTTGGACACTTTATAAAAATATAAATCAATGTGATACAAATAAAAACTATATAATATCTAAATTATTACCTAATAAATCTTCTTGCGTAGATTGTCATTTTAATTCATGTAGAAATGGATTCCATCGTAATATAATAAATATTAATGATCTTGACTCATACATAAAAGTATTAAAAAAAGAAAGTGAATCAGAGATAATTAGTTTATGTTTTGATTATTGGGAAAATGGTAAATGTAGCTGTCAGTTAAATAATTTAGATTTTAATGCAAAAGTATTATATGAAAAATATAAATCATATACAAATAAATATATAGAAATAGTAAAAAAGAATTCTTCAACACCAATAGAAATAGAAAAATTATTAAATAATATTAAACAAATAAGTGAATTAATTAGTAAATTTTATATTAAAAGACATATTAAACGCCCAGAAGTTTGTTTAAGTGTTCAAGAATATAATATTAATGATTATCAAAATAAACTAATGTTTAATTATAATGATGTGCTTTTAAATAAAACTAAAACAAATGAATTAACAACTATGATTTTACAAAAAGCATATGAACAACGTAAGAAAGTAAAACTTGTTATTAAATTACAATTTTATTATAGATTAAAACATTTATTAAAGAAAACAAAATATATTAAATTAATTTTTAATAATAAAATTATTACTTTTCAAAATATTTCAGATAAACAATATATATTATCAGGAGCATATAATTTTATGGATAGTGAACAATATAAAAAATATAATATATATGAACGTATTTATTATGGTACTGAAGCTTATAAATATTATTCAACAATAAATATATTTTTAAAATCTGAAAATTTTTGGATATTTTCAATGAGAGATAATAAATATTCATCTTATAGTGCATATATATCATATATTAATGAAAAACGTGAAATATGGGACTGTAATTTAAATTTTGAAACACATTCTTCTAAATTATCATCTGAAGACCAAATAAAACAAACTAAATTATCACAACAATATCAAGAAAAATATATTACTTTCATGGGTTTTTTGATGAATAAAGAACCCGAAAATAATATAGAAATTATTGGAAAATATGAAATATATTTAAAATTTAGTGAAATATTTGATAAATATATTGAAGAAATTAAAAAATATTATTTAGGTAAATTTAAGATTCCAAGAAAAAAAACATTTATAAATTGGCTAATATCTAATTATTATGATGTTTATAAACTGGTTATAAATAATAATTTATCATTTGAACGTGCACAACTATATCAAAAAGTAAAATTACAAATTTTTATGACTATTATAGAATTTAATAAATATAATATTTATGATATAGAATTTTATATTAAAATTAATCTTATAATTAAATATTTAAATGAAAATACACAATTAAATAAAAATTTAAATTATCCTCTACAATTTCTTACAATTGAAGAATTCTTAAAAGATAAAGATATAAATATTGCATTTTATATTGGGGGATGGTGTTATTATTATAATAAATCAGAATATTTAATAGAAATTCAAACTTATCAAATGACCAAATCAGGAATTAAATACTATTTTATATTATCTAATAATGGATTTGTTTTGAAACATAATAACAAATCTAATATTAATAAATTTCCAATTACTGAAATAGAAAAAACACAAACAAACCCTAATACAACCCCACAATTTAATATTATAGATAACATATTTATTGAAAATAATATACAAGATAAATTTATTATATGGAAAATTAAAGATAATAGTAACTCTTCAAAAAAATATAGAATAATATTTGGTCCTAGTACACTTATTATATGTAAAAAAATTAATAAATTTTTAAGAATATTAAAAAATAATATGAAAAATTGTACTATTAATCCCGAATTATATAATAATATTCCACAATCAATAAAAAAAGATACATATTATGCAAGTTTTTTAATTGCGAAATCTAATAATATATATATACAACTTATAAAAAAATTATTAGAATATAATGAATTTATTAAATTACAAATTAATAATATTGAAAGTAATATTATTAACTTAAAATGTGATAATACTACATCAACTAAATCTATTAGTTCTAATTCTTCAAATGATAGTTCTTCAAGTAGTTCTTCAAGTAGTTCTTCAAGTAGTTCTTCAAGTAGTTCTTCAAGTAGTTCTTCAAGTAGTTCTTCAAGTAGTTCTTCAAGTAGTTCTTCAAGTAGTTCTTCAAGTAGTTCTTCAAGTAGTTCTTCAAGTGATTCATCTAGTACATCATCAGGAAGCTCTTGTTCAACTAATAGTAATTTTTCTAATATATCATTAAATTTAACTCCATTTAATAATAATAATAATGTCAAACCATTATATTATAAAATAAGAATACCGCGAGATAAAAAATATATGATATACTGTGACAAAATTTATCAAGAACGAGTATCACGTAATGCTTCTATTCGTAATATAGAACTAAAAATATTATATTTAGGTCCATTTAATAATAGCACTTATATAAATACAATTATTGAAATACTTGATATTAATCGTAAAAAATTAGGTATTCAATTAAATTTTATTATTGAAACTATGAAAGAAACAGATTTATATATAGAAACATATTATATTAAATTCAATGATCCTATTCGTAAAAACACAGAAAATAAAAAAATGGGTAAAATGATTGAACCATATGAATGGTTAAATATACTAATAAATAAAACTGATTTAGATTTAACATTGATATATTCCAATATTGGTCTTATTAAATTATATAAAATTAAAAATAAAGAAATATCTATATCTCCCACTTCAGCAAATATGCAAACAACACCTTTAACTTCAAATAATAAAACAATTAATAACAAAAAAGATAATATTAAAATTAATAAAAAACAATTAACAGAAGATATACGAAATAAATTACTTATGAAAAAAACAGATAAAAATAAATTAGAAAAAAATAAAATAAACAAAAATTAAAAAAAAATTGTTTAATATTATCTAATAATTACAAAAAAATAAATTATTTAATTTTAGATAATATTAAATAATTTAAATTTATAAATAATTATTGCTATTATTAGATACATTAAAATTTAAAAATATTTTTTTATATAAGAACATATTTATTATCTTCTAATATTATATATTTATTATCTTATTGAAAATAAAACTAATTAGTGCTTTTTATATATGTTTATTATTATTGACTTTTTATTTAATTATTAAATAATTTATTTTTTTATTTTTAATAAAAAAGATTACAGCTTTATATTTTCATATTATTTAAATTATTATTAAAATTAATAATTTAAATAATATAGATCTAATTTATTAAAATTATTAGTTTTAATTTTTAAATAAACTAATAGTAAACAATAAATGAAACATATAATAATATATTTTAAAACATAATTTAAGAATAACTCATTTTTAATTTTTAATAAATTAAAATAATTTTATAATATTATTTATGAAGAACAATTAACACAATTAGGTGTAGGTTCTATAGTAAATTGTATAGGATTATTAGATGGTTTACTTCTTAAATAATACATACCTGTTTTTAATTTATTTTTCCAAGAATAAAAATGGCATGATGTTATTCTTTGATAATCAGGAGTATCTATAAAAATATTCATAGATTGTGTTTGATCAATAAAATAAGATCTAGCTTGTGCATTTTTTAAAACCCATATTTGTTTAATTTCCCAAATAGTTTTATATAAGTTTTTAATATTATTAGGAATATCTAATGTTTGTATTGAACCATTATTAGCTATAATTTTATCTTTTAAATCATTATTCCATAAATTTATTTTAATCAAATCATTAATTAAATATTTATTTATTAATATAAAATCTCCTGCTGTTGTTTTGCGTGTATAAATATTATTTGTAAAATATTCAAAACATTCATTATTACCTAAAATATTACTAGTGCTAGCGGTTGGCATTAATGCTGTTAGTAATGAATTACGGGTTCCATATTTCATTACTTTAGTTCGTAGTTCTGTCCATTTATCTTTATATTTTAATTTATTTTTATCAAAATCAGAATATAAATCAAATTGAAATAACCCTTTTGAAAATAAAGAATTTTCAAAAGAAGAATAAGCGCCTAAAAATTTAGACATGGTACTTAATTCAAAATTATGAGGTTTTAATTCATGATATAAATTATTATTACATAAATAATTTTTATCATAATATTCAGGGATAGAATCAATATTTAATTGTTTCATTTTAGTTTCTCTATCTATAGCTATATTATTAGATGCTGTTAATGCTGCTAAATAAATAGTTTCCATCATATAAGAATTAAATTTTATAGATTCATTGCTATCAAATTGTATCCTTAACATTGCTAGAGTATCTGCCAAACCTTGAATTCCTAAACCTATAGGTCTATGTTTCATATTTGATTTTTTTGTTTGTGGAACAGGATAATAATTTATATCAATAACATTATTTAAATTAATAGTAGCTAAATATGATATATTATATAATTCATCATAATCAAATATTCCGGCGGTATAATTATATAATTCATTCCAACCACCTATATAATTATTATTATGAAAAATTTGAGGATATGTTAAGATTTTAATATTATCTTTTATTTCATTTAAATCAGATTTTTCTATAAATGATACATTATTATTACTTAAATATAATTTTACATAATTACAATAAATACAATCTTGTTGAGTATATATTATCCATTCTCCAATATAATCAAAATTTTTAATACATTTATTTATAGCTATTGATGCTAAATTACATACTGCATATTCTTCATGATCTGAATATTGCACTATTTCAGCACAATTACCAGCAATAATACCATTAAATATACATGTATGATTTAATGGTTCAGTCATACAATAAGTATCAGCATTTTGGTAAGATTCAATTATTGAAACAACTTTAATATCTTCTGTATAAGTTTCCATATGTTTATTAATAATATTTTGTAGTTCTAAATCTGGATCTGTTGTTGATTCATATTGAAAATCTAATTTAATTAATTTTAATAAATTATCATTAGAAATTATCAAACTATAAATGTCATCTTTAATATTTATTATTTGTGATTCTATACCTAATGTATGTAACATTAAACGTACTTCTAATAATTTATCTTTATTATCTAATACAACATATAATATATCATTTATTATATATGCTTTATGTTCTTTACAAAAATCATTAAAAAATATAATGTCTTGTCTTATAGATAATAATTGATTACAATTATTATATGTTAATGGATTAGGTAAATTAAAAGAAATTAATTTATCACCTATTTTTAAATTAGATGCTTTAACTTCAACTTGAGTATTATTTTGAATAATATAAAATTTATGTTCTGATGTACAATCAATATATACATAATTAGAAAATTCTACTCTAATTAACTTTTTATTTATTCCTGTTTGTCTTACAATAACGGATGACCATTCATATCCATTCCATATTTTTATATGAGTATTTTTTAATATATTAATAGGATAATAACCATTATCAGTTAATATTTTAGTATCTCCATGAACACATAAATTACTTGATTTTATTGTTCCTAAATTCTGTTGATTATTTCTTTCATTAATTGTATCTTTATATAATATATAAGGCATTCCAGTCTCAATTTGTGATTCTAATATACTCATCCATATTTTGCGTGCTTTTATTTTAGATCTATATTTATTATCATTTATATATTTATTATATAAGTTAACATAATCATTACCGTATACATTATTTAAATTAGGACATTCATCGGGACTAAATAAATACCAGTCTCCGTCTGTATCAACTTTTTCCATAAATAAATCAGAAATCCATAATGCTAAAAATAAATCTCTAGTGCGATTTGTTTCTGAACCGAAATTTTTTCTTAATTCTAAAAAATCTAGAATATCTGGATGATGAGGTTCTAAATAAATAGCAATAGAACCAGGTCTTTTTCCTCCTTGATCAATCCATCTAGATAATTCATTATATACTTTTAATAAAGGTATAATACCATTAGAAAGTCCACCTGTTCCATGTATAATACTATTTTGACCTCTAATATTTGATATATGTAAACCTATACCACCGGCCCATTTTGATATTTGAACACATGAATTCATTGTTGTCATTATATCAGTTAAATTATCATTAGTTCCCATTAAAAAACAACTTGATAATTGCATTTTATGAGTTCCTGAATTATATAATGTAGGCGTAGCATGTATATATTGTCCTAATGATAATTTATTGTATGTATCTTCAATATAATTTAAATTTCCCATTTGTAGAGTTATAGCTGTTCTTAATAACATATCTTGTGGTCTTTCTATTATTATTCCTTTTTCTTTTAATAAATAAGATTTTTCTAATGTTTTAAAACCAAAATAATCAAAATTATAATCTCTTTTATAATCAATAATATCATCTAAATAATTTGCATTTTCTAATACATATTTTAACCAATTATTATCTATTAAAGATAATAATTTCATTTTTTCAGAAAATGAATTTAAAGTTTTTTTATGTAAATTAGAAATTAATATTCGCCCTCCTAAATTATTATATAATGGATGAGTTGTAGATAAATTTATACATATTTCTGCTGATATTATATCTAATTCTTCAGTTGTTATACCTGAATAACTGATGGTTATTACTTTTTGAGCTATTAAAGTAGAATCTAAATATTTAGCTTCATTATCATTTATTAAATAATTAATTCTATTAGTTATTTTATCAAATGATAAGGGTTCTATTTCAGTATTTCTTTTAATCACATATGGATAAGAAATATCATGTTTCATAATTATATTAATTAAATATTAATTATTTAAATATATTTTTAATATATAATTTAAAATATGTATTCAAATAATTAATAATATTATTAATATTAAATTTATAAATATTATTATAATTATGATTATTATAATAATATTTATTATTATATTTTTTTTATGTATTTTTAAATGTTCATCAGAATATTTTTCAAATATAAAACAACAAAAATGTTGTTTAATTCAAAAGAGATTATCAAAAGATAATAAATTTAAATATATTTATACTCCTTTAACAGGTTCATATTGTAATTATAATAATTTATCTTCAAATAATGAAGAGTTATATTTTGATGGTTTCAATAATTGGAATAATGATAATGATTGTAAAGAAACTTCAAATTTATTAGGATCATGTAGACATATAAATAAAGAATGCGTTGAATTTGTTAAAAAAAATGTATGTGATAAAGTTAAAACTATGATTTGGACACCTAATATTAGTTGTAATAATAATATTTATATAAAATAAATAATAATTGTTATATTATCCTGCGAACCTTTATCATATGCATATTGTGCTAATGCCTGAGCATAATTTTTATTATATTTATGTATTATTAAAGTATTAATAAAATCAACTATATCTTGATTAGATAATACATCAAATAAACCATCACATGCAAAAACTAAATATTTATCAGTCTTTTTTATTTTATATTTATAAATATCCGGTATATGTGTAACATATGGGGAACAATCTATATCACCAAAAGCGCGCGATAAAGATAATCCTTTAATACGCCAATCATAACCGTCGTATTCAATCATACCACCTAAAGATTCTATACGTATTTTTTCTGTTGGTGAAGACGGTTTATGATCTAGACTTAACTGTTCGGCAATATTTGAATGATTACATTTAATAACTCGTGAGTCTCCTACATTTAAAATCCATAATTTATTTTTATATTGAATACCTACTAATGCGGTTGATCCACATCGTTGAACTATTATAGGATGTAATTTAATTAAATTTAATTGTATTTTATTATAAATAAAATTAAAATATTTATGTAAATATGTATCTGACTTATTATATAAATGTTGGTTTTGTATTAACTTTGGTTTATTAATAAAATATTGAGGTAATATTTTTTTTAAATATGAACTAATTATTTTACCACCATGACCATCAAATACCCCAAAAAAATTTATTGAATTATATTCATTATTTTCATTATTTTCATTATTTTCATTTAATAAATAAAAATGATTATCTTCATTTGATTCACGTTTTCCTAATAATGAATATGAATATATTTTTTTCATTATATAATTAATTATATATTTTATTATTTAATATTCTTAATTAATAAATGAATTTCACCAACTATTTTACAATCTATTTCATTATAATTAATAATTTCTTGTAATGTAGATTTAATTATTATATTATTATTATTATATATATTATTAGCTAGTATTAATGCATTTAATCCATTAGAACATGAATTATTATTATCCCAATATGTTTTTATTAATTTATTATTATATAATGCTTTTGCAATTGTTTTTAACGAAAAGTTTAATGCTCCTTTTATTACTATAGGTTCTTCTGTAAATACTTTATTTAAATCATAAAAAATAAAATTATCAACAGTAGTTATATTATTTTTAAATTTATATTTATTAAACATGCATACTTCAGCACACGACCAATGATAAAATATAATATTATTTTTATTATATTGTTTTAATAGATTATTTAAATAATTATAAAAATTATTAAACATACTAATTTCTGCATTGGATGATTTATGTTCCATTATAAAACTTTCATAATTCCATTTAGAATCTATATAATATCCAAGTCCAATTAGAAATATATATTGTTCATCATTATTATTTATTATACCATTTTGAATTTTAGAATTAAAATGTGAATTTATAGTTTCAAAATCTAAATAACATTCTAATATATTATCATTAGTTATATCCCAATTTTTCCTATCATAAACTATCTTATCTGGTTTCATTATATATTTATGTTGTCTATTAATATTTAATATTTCATCTATTATTTTTCCTTGTTTTTTATTTTCATTAAATCCCATTATTTTAGATGTACATTTTGGATCATTCCATCCAAATATATTATGTTTATGCGCTTCATTTCTGTTTTTAATTGTGCAACACCATACATCAGTTATTTCATATAATTTTTTATTTAATTCTATTTTTAAAGTATGCCATACTCCGTCTTTTTCATTTTTCATATTAGGGTATAATTCATTAAAATATGGATATGGTAATAATTTCCATTTATTACCATTTCTTTTTACATTTTTAATCCATTTAATAGCTTTATTTGTTAAATTTACATAATTAATATCAACAGTATCATAATTTATAACTCCTAATTTATTCATAAAATTTATTATATCAGGTTTTGCTGTTTTATATTTTTTACCCCATATAAATGCTTTATTAATATTTATTCCTAATATTTTATTTAATGCAATAGTATAAACATATAATTGACCTTTATATGCTGGACAACTATTTGTATTTAATATATGTATTCCATCTGATCGTAAATATATATTTGAATGTTTTATATCTATAACTTTATAATGATAATTAATTTTTAAATTATTAGATGGTAATATAGCTTCTTCATCTGTTATTACTTTATAATTTAATAATATATTTATATAATCTGATCTAACTAATAAATCTGGCATTCCAAAAGTATTATTATCTGTATTATGTAATACTCCTTGATAAATTATTTCTATACCATTTTTCATTAATTCTATAGTTTCTTCATATTTAGCTTTTGATTTACTATGTGAAGGATTCGTGGCTACAGTTATTATTTTATGATTTTTTAATAATAATTTTATTAATTCATTTTCAAATTCAATCCCGGCATTCATAATAATAGATGAATAATGAGATTGAAGAATAGAATCATTATTTATAATTCGTTTTCTTTTTCTCGGTTGGTCAGTTAATGAATATATATTATATTCTTTTAAATAATCAAGTAAAGGATCATTCAATAAATAATTTCTTACAGATGATGCAGGAACAAATAATTCTAAATTTCTTTTTCTTAATGGAAATTTATTTATTACATTTGAAACTATTTTTTTTAAGTAATATATCTTATTATTAATTTTAATATTAAAAATAAAGTTTTGTTTTTTATTTATTTTTAATGTATATAATTCAAAAATTACATTTGTATATTCAGTCATATTCATATTTTGTATAATTTTATATTTTCTAGATATTTTATATACTAACTTATTATTTATTAACATATTAAAACAATATAATTTATTAGTATTACATAAACAAAAATTATTATAAATTTGATTTAAATGGATTTTATTAATAGTATTATAATATTCTTGTAATTTGAATAATAAACATTTATTTGTAACACTTATATTCATTATAGCCATTATAATATTAATATTTATAATTATTAAATATAAATATCATTTTTTTTATTATTATAATGTTTAATTTATATATAATAATATTATTATATTACTCATTTATTAAGTATATATATTATTAAAAATTTAGATTTATCCTAAATTTAACAAAAAAATAAATATTTGAAAATACAAATTTATATATTTTTACTAAAAAATTGAATATAAAAATATATATTATATCATTATTAATAAAAATTGCTTTCAATATATGTATATTGTTTATTAAAATAAATTAGATTAACATATAATTATTAAATAAATAATGAAATAAGTTTAATAAAAAATTTATTTATTTAAATTATTATTTAACTAATAAATTAGTTATGTTTTAAAAATTATAGATATATTTTTTAAATAATATTAGACATATTTATATTAGTTGGTTAAATTATTGGTATAATCTTATTAATAATAATTATTCTAAATTTAAGGTAATTTATAGGAATACAATTTAATTTCTCTAAAAATAGCAATAATATAAAACTTTTTATTTTATAATAATTATAAAATAATAAAAGTTATTGTTAATTATATTTAATTAGATAAACAAGTTAATTATCATAACTAAAAATATACTTTAATAGAATTTTTATTAATATTAATATAATATTAAATAATAACATCTCTTATAGAGAACTAAAAAACTATACACAAATATTAATGTTTATTGAATGAGCCTATAATAGAAAATAAAAATAATTAATAAAAATTTTTATTAATTATTTTTATTTTGTTTTTTCTATATGTACAATATAGAAATTTTATATAAAACTAATAATATAATATATATATGCTTATTATTGTCTACTAGGATTAGTATAACCTTATTGAAAATAAAACTATATATTATTAGTTATGATAAGTTTCTAATTATTAAATTATTTTTTATTATTGTTATTTTCAGAAAATTATAAAATATTTTTTTAAACTATAAATTAAAATATTTTGGAATGAAACGTGGTTTATTTTATTTTTATAATTTCTCTGAAAATAACAATAATTTAAATAATTAAAATTATTATTAGTTTTAATTATAAGTTTAAAATTTTAAAGTGATAATAAATATGTTTATTTTTTTAATTATTAATTTTTAAATGAACAGTGAACAAAATAAATGATAATAAACATATCTAAAATAATAATTTATATGTCTTATATAAAATGCATAGAAGAATATGATTATGTTTTTGGGGATTTAATATAATTTTATTTTTGTGATAATTTAGATGCTATTTCTTTCATTTCTGAAGGTGTTAAATTATGTTTAATTATTTCATCATCTTCATCCTCAATATCAGAATCTTCTTTAATGATATCTGTTTTTTTTATTGATTTTTTTTTAGATGAGACTAAGGTCCCTTTAACTTTAATTAAATTATTATTTGTATCAACGATAGTAAAATCAGTTGTAGATATAGAAGTTAAAGGTACTTTAGTAATTTTATTTTTATAATAATAAAATCCAACTATTAAAATACAAATAATAATAATAATAATATATTTATAATTTAAAAGTTTTTGGAATATAGTTGTAGATTCAAGTGAATCATTCATATATATAATAGTATATATTTATTTTTTCTCAAACCCATTAATTATTAATATATTTAATTTTTAATATTAAATATTAATTTTTAAAATTATTTATTTATAAAAATTAATTTTTTAATATAGAATATATTATTATCAGGTTTATTATTTATTATCACTTTATTTTATAATTTAGACATGTTTATAATTTATATGTTTAGATAAATTATAAAAGTTTTAAAAAATTATAAAATATTTTAATTTAAAGTTTATAATATTGGGTATGTTTCATTTGTTGTTTAGTATAGCTTTATTTAAAAAATTATAAAAAATGGGAAATTTGTTATTTTTTTTAATTTTTTAAATTTTTTGTTTATTTAATAAATCTTAATTTAGAAATTAATTTTTTTCTAAATGCACTTAGAAAAATTAAACAAAGTTAACAAAGTTCCAAAAATAGCTCTCGTATTATTATATTAGTAGTAATAATAAAAACACATAATTTCAAAATTAATAATATTAATATATTAAACCTATATGCACATTAATAAATAGATATGTTTAGTATCATCTATTTGGATTATTGTTTAGTATTAACCTTATTGAAAAATAATAATAATTAATATAATAAAAAATAATATAATATAAAATAATTATAAAGCTTGTTTCCATTTAAAGAAGCAAGCTTTATTTGTTTATTCTATTATAATTATTATGGAGCATAATAAAATTATTAACCTTAGTATTGATTATATTTATTCAGATAAACAATTAAATAAAATATTTAATCATCATAACAAAAAATATACTTTAAACGAATTATTATTACAATTATTGTTATTTTCAGAGAAATTATAAAAATTTCAGAAAAATTATAAAATAATTTTTTAAACCATAAATTAAAATATTTTGGAACGGAACGTAGTTATTTTATTTTTTTTAAAATTTGTATAATTTCTTTGATGGTGCAATAATTTAAGATTTACAAATTATTTTATAATTTTTCTGAAAATAACAATAATAAAAATATTATATAATAACATACCTATAGAGAAATACAAAATTATACGCATATACATTGGTGTACGCATGCTTTCAGCGTGCCTATGATACAATATATAATTTTCATATGAAACTTATAAAATATGATATATTTAAAGGGAACTCCGTTTATTCATAATTATATTGTAAATAATTATTTATCAAAACTTTATAATTCATAAAAATTATTATATACAGATACATCATTAATACTGAATAAGTTAGGCATTGATATGATAAACGAAGTTCCCTAATAATAGTCAATTGAAAAAAAATAATTATGCCTTTAGGCATAAAACAAGTAAAATATCTATTATTATAGATAAACAAAGTTTCCTTTAATGTCCCATTAGATATAAGCGTATCTAATAGTTGTACTTATGATTCAGTTATTGGAAGCTAGCTTTATCTAATCAAATAAAAACTTTAACAAAGCCATTATTATGTAATAATAATAATATTTTAATTGGATATACTGCTTATGATAATTCTAAATTAAAAACAGAATTAAAGAATTAAAGAATTAAAAATAGGTGAATTAGTATCAGGTTTTAATAATAGAAATAAACGAAGTTCCTAAAAATCCTAATAAAATAAGAAAGCATATATTTAAAGAAATAATGATTTTAAAAACTAGAGGGCAAATAGAACATAAACGTAGTTTCTATTAATAGATTTAAACAATTTAAAAGAATATCTATATGATAAATAAAGGTAGTTCCGTAATCATTTTAGTTCGTTTATATATTTAGCTGCATTAATAATTGTTATCAAAAAACTAATTTATAGTAAGTGATTATTATTTATTAATGTGCATATAGGTTTAATATATTAATATTATTAATTTTGAAATTTTATGTTTATATTAGTACTACTAATCTAATAATACAAGATCTATTTGAAAACTTTGTTAACTTTGTTTATTTTTTTCCAAGTGTGTTTAGAAAAAAATTAATTTTTAAATTAAGATTTTTAAAATAAAAAAAATATTTAAAAAATTAAAAAAATATTTTTTTAATTTTTTAAATAAAGCGATACTAAACATCAAATGAAACTAACCATACCCAAATTAAAAACTGTTTTAAACGGAAGTAAGCTTTATAATTATTATTAATAATAAAACAATAAAACAATAAAAAATTATTATGGTTTTACTCATATAGGGGCGGCTTCTATATTATTAAATCTTAGTTTATAAAAAATTATCTATAAAAATATTTGGGAACATTGTTAACTTCGTTAATTTTAAATATTTTTATAGATAATTTTTCATAAATTATTATGAAAAAATGCAATACTTCTACTTCCCCTATAATAGATTAGATTTTTTTTAATTAAAATATTAATTTAAAATATTTATTATTATTTTTGAATATAATAAGCTATTAAATAAATAATTATAGATAATAATTTAAAAAATTATATTAATAAATTAAATAAGAAACTAAATTAAATATAAAATGGATAAACGTAGTTCCAATTTTTCCTCAGACTTATTATACATTTTAACTAGTATTGTATTCTGATTCTAGTTAATTATTTTAAGCAGGTCTAAAAATTCTCGTGATTCAGTAATTTCTTTAGAATAAAATATGTCTAAATAACGACTTATAGTACCCGTTAGTTTGTCATTTTCGTTGATAATATTATGCTTAATATAGGACAAACCGGAAATTACTTGGTTAGTTTTAGGTATGTTTATATCATAGATATCTTTTAATTTTTCTAGGACTTCTATTTTGTTGTTGATCATATGTATTTGTCCTGTATAATGATCATTTATATTTTTTACTGTGCTTAAATAGTACTCTATGCATGTATTAATAATATGTTTATTTCGATCAGTATCAAATAAACGTGTCAATGAAGATCTTTCTTCCTGCTTAACTGTATTTAACGTATCCTTATATTGTTTATTTTTTTTGTATCCTTCCTTGCTGGTATCATAGTTATTTTTCATTTGTTTAACACAATCGTGTGGTTTTAATATAGTAAAAGAGGATTCTTCATTTTTTATAATTGATATTATCATATAATGGTCATCAGTTAATTGATTTAATATTTTATAAGTATTTGATTTAAAGAACTCTAACAATATAGTAAGGTTCTGTATAAAGTTGCGGAGTATTTGTATAAATGCTGTATTTGATTTATTCATATCTATACAATTGTTAGCCCATTCAGTATAATATATTGTCATATTATTTATTTTTTCTAATTTTTTTTCAATAAACATAAATACTTCTAAAATATCTTCATTATGTATATAAATAGGATATATTGGTAGCCTATTTATACTGATGCATATATTGTTTATATTATCCATAAAGTCATTATATATTTCATATACTTTTTTAGTATCATAAGACTTTTTTAGTTTTTTATTTTCTTGTTTAAGTATATTTTCAGCTCTTTCACATTCTAAGTATATATTTTTAAATAATGTATATAATGTGTTCTCTTTATGAGGCGGATCCGCACCCGGAGACGCACCCGGAGGCGTACTCGGATACATACCCAGATGCGCACCCGGAGCCGCACCCAGATCCACACCCGGAGACGCACCCAGATCCACACCCGGAGCCGCACCCAGATCCACACCCGGAGACGCACCCGGAGGCGTACTCGGATACATACCCAGATGCGCACCCGG